ATGAAATATCCATATAAATTTGAAGAAGATCCATTTGGTGATTTAGGAATAGTATTGCCAGAAGAAATCAGTATTTTCTCTGATTTCATTGAAAACATCGCTACAGAAGAACAAGCCAACGAGTATATAGATTACATTGAGAAGGTTTTAGAAGGGATATATGAAGATTTTGAGATTGAGTTAAATGCTACAAGTGTTCTCATTAAAAAAGATGTGACAATTGTTGAAAACTCTTTTAGGATAGAAGAACCCTATGAAAACTCAATTGAAACCGATCAATTTAGAGAATTGCTATTAATATGGCAAGATAAAATTCCGGACATATTTAAAGGCTGAATAAAATTAAAACTCTTCTTACATAAAGAAGGGTTTTACATATCGAGGCGGAGATTTCATATGATTGAATGGGATTTCGGAGAGCAACCTGTTAGTAACAAGGAAATTAATGAAGTAGAAGACACATTACAAGTAAAGTTCCCAAAAGATTATTTAGAATATGTCAAAATCTATTCGGCGCTACCCCCTTTCCTGAAACTTTTGATCTTGAAGATAGGGAAGAAATTGCATTCTGATACTTACATAGCTTCCATAAAGAAAGCGAGTCATATATAGTAAACGTTTCTAATCGTTATCGAGACGGTAAAATGCCAGATAAAATAATATCAATTGCAGATGACGTGTTTGGCAAAAAAGTCTGCTTCGATTTTAGAAAAGGACTCAGTATTCCTTTTTTGCTTTTGTTTTCGGTCCATAAATGCCATGTATGCCCGTACATACTACACAGGTTTATTTACACATCAAAAAAGACAGAAAAAAAGAAGCTTCTCACAAGTTCAGTGAACTCATGAGAAGCCTCGAAAATTTATAAATGGATCAATAGGGCATAAAAATGACGTCCGTTGCCGACAACCCCTTGTAAATCAAGGGTTTTTTGTCGGTTTTACATCATGCCGCCCATAATTCACCCTATTTTCGCATGATTTCAGACTCTTTCATTCAAGGGTTTCCGTGATAAAAAACAACGATAAGAAAACAAGAAGAAACCGCATCTTTTCACAGTTGAGTGGGATTTTCGTTATTTTCATGTTATTTTTTAAAAAATAACATGATATTTGCAGGCAGAACTTTCGTTCTTATATAATCCCCTATAGGGAGATGATCAAATGACTGATTTTGAACGAAAAGTATATCAGATCATAGTGAACATGCACTTATATGGAAAGAATCCAACTTTGAACGATATAAAAAGGAAAACAGGAAAGGATGAAGAGGATATTCGTGCAGCTGTGAAAAGCCTTTTGATGAAAGGCGAATTGAAATGGGATAAATTGCAGAAAAAGTGGATAATATAAAAAGCCCTACTGATGGGCTTTTTGCTCTTGATCTTGAATCATCTTTATGATGTTCATAGTTGGTAAAATGACCGGTTGTTCACTACCTTTACCAGTTACATCAGATACCAACGACCTTAAGTAAGGATATAAAATAGCAACACCATTAATTCTATAATAGTCTATTTTATCTCCCTCATCTAGTTCGTTAGCTGCTTCTATTATAAATTCACCTTTGACTTTACAATTTACGTAAATTGAATTCTTCTCTAAATTACGATCGCCTAATTCAATCCCTAACTGTAAATTTGCTTGTTCTTTGTTTTCGTCAGCAAATTCTAACTCAAACGAGAAATCTGGTTTTAAATCAGCTTCATCTTCTATAAAAGATGGATCATACAGATATTCTATATTTGTTACATGGTAATCAATAAACTGTAGTACTGCTTTCATAATATTATGCCGCTCCAGAAAGATTATTTTTTGCAAATGATATATCAACTTTTGATATCACAAAATGAGATGTTTCATCCATAGTAACATGTACATCTTTTAAAACATTACTTTCTTTGATGCCGTTACTGGAGTCTGGAAAAATATCCTCCATCGATAGTGGTTTTTCTTTTCCGTCCTTTACAGTGAAAACTCCTGGATTAGATGAATTAAGTTCTACCTCTCCACCCAATCTTTTTATATTGTTAATAATTCTGTCTTTGTCGAATTCGAATTTCATATTAATCACTCCTTATTAGAAAAGATTCTCTTTTTTCTTCTTTTCTTGGTGTTTTTACTTACAATAGGAGGAATGTAATTAACAACTCCACAGATATTAGTCTGTTTAAAGTCAATCAGACTTTTATCCCTTACACAGACTTGAACTCCATGAAGAACTAAATCAATCTCTTTTAAATCACCATTAAAATAACCTTCACCAGGAAAAGTTCTTTGTATTACCTTTATTTCTTGAGGTAATTCATCGCATATAGTGCACCTAAAGACATTAGGATCTGCAGATAACTTAATTTTATTTTCAGTACAATACTTCACAAATTCTTTTTTGAATTCAGTAAAGAATATTAAATCATCTCTAGCATCAAGGTTTAATACAGAAGATTTATCTACTTTTAATATTGTTTTTAGTATAGCTCCATTTTCTTTTTGTCGCTTTACTTTGGTCAAAGCCCATGCTTTGGCTTGATGATAGTCTTCTCTAAAAAAATATATTCCCTGACCGAGCCAATGATCTTTTCGATATTCACTGAATTCGAATTTTTTATCGGCTATAATCTTTTTCGCCTTCTCTAATAACGTTCCATGAAATCCAATAATTGTTACATCGAATTTTACATCTTCTGCCCTTAACATACTGTACCCCATCACTTTATTCTATACACACAATTGAACTTTTTTCTGTTATGGTGATTTCTGTATTGAAAAATTTCCCTGTCAATCTATATATTTCTCATATTAGACTACTTTTTTGATGAAAACAATATTTTTGATTGATTTATTTCAATAAATATTGTATAATCCATATCTTGATTTTTCAGACCGGGTAATCATCTATATATAGTGTTTCGTTTTCTCTCTAAAACAGAACAAATCACTATATATAGATAAAACGCTTGATTTTAGGTCATCTAATCAATATATAGTATTACAATTTAGATCATAATCTTTTTTTATAGGTGGCATTAGTATTACAAATTATTACATGAAAATCCCTTCTGAATTTACAGAAGGGTTTCATTCATCATACGGCCGGTACTTCTTCCGGCCGGCTTCTAATTCTATTTTAAGGGCTTGTACATGTCCCAGCAAAAACAATGCAACTGTTCCAACCTTTTTAACCGGTTTGAGCTTTCCTGAAGTCACAAGGGTGCTTAATCGCTGCCGAGTGATTCCAAGCAGCTCACCCGCTTCCGCTGCCGTCAAAACTTCTTCCTGAATAAACTTAATTTTTTCGCTTTCTTTCATGTCGGCTTTCTCTCCACATCATAATGAATCCTTTTAACAAGGTAATAACAACGGCTATCATCAATACAGTATGCGCAATCTTTCCAGACATACCCTCATCAGTCAGATCAATTGCAACGATCCCGGCAACCAAAATGAGCAAAACGGCAAAGTCACCTGTGCTGTACTGCTTAAAATATTTTTTCATACTATCGTGGACGTGATATAATGTATGAGCAAGGGGATTTCTCCCCTTGTCTCACTAGTATCAGCGCTTCTTGCTTGTCCGGCGGGAGCGCTTTTTCTTTTTCTTGCTATGCTTTTCGCTTTCCTTTTGCCATATGTCGTAGATGTGTTTTATGATGGTCACGATACCAGCGATAGCAAGAATCCAGTTTCTCACCTCGTCCACTTCAGCACCTCCTTTCTATACCTTAATTATACAATACCTATTTACAATCGTCAATAGATGTAACAAAAAAAACATACTCTCTCTTGATCAAAAAATGCTAATAATTTGAAGTATTTAACCGATAGTAACAATAACAGGACATGAGCAAGTAATTAGGAGGAAGTAAATTGATACCGTCATCCAAAGCAGAATTGGACAAAATAAAAAAAGATTGCCTAAAAATGGTAAACAAACGAGCAACCGCTTCTGGCCTTGCAGGAGCAATTCCGGTACCAGGTCTTGAAATAGGAGCCGATGCAACTATTATGATGGAATTAATCCCAAAAATTAATAGAAAATTCGGTTTGAGCGAAGAACAGATTGACGAATTAGATGCGGATTCCAAAAAAGTTATTCTCGTTTTGGCAACATCCATCGGAAATGAAATGATTGGGAAGATGATCAAAAAGAACGCTGTCCCAAACTTACTCAAAAAGATGGGGTTGAAGAAAATTGCTACTAAAAGCACAGCCAAATTCTTACCTGTTGCGGGTCAAGTTTTATCTGGATCAATTAGTTTTTTTGCAATGAGAGGCCTTTGTAAATCTCACATTGAAGACTGTTATAATGTCTGTCTAAATTATATAAATCAAAAAGAATTAAGTTTGTAAGAGCCCTAGGATAAGGGCTCTTCTTTTTTATTTCAACTTTGCTTCGAGCTTCGCTTTCGTTTTCGGTCCATAAATGCCATCAGGATTTAGTCCATTCATCAGCTGGAACCGTCTCACGGCATCGGCTGTTTTCGGACCATAATAGCTATCGATACCAAAGTTTTTGGCTTTCTTATCCGGATAGAAATGCAATGCCGAAAGGGCTGTTTGAATCTGCTTAACAGCGTCGCTGTGCATTAACGGGCTCTTCACTTTGAAAATACCGGAAGGCAGATTGAAGGATGATTTCTTGCTACTTGGTTTATGGCTTGAAGTGCTTGAACCTGTGAGCTTTAATACTTGGCCCACCTTGATCAAGTTCGGGTTCTTGATACCGTTCAAGCTTTTCAGGGTTGCCACACTCACCCCGTGCTCTTTTGCAATTGCGGAAAGAGTATCGCCCTTTTTGACTGTGTAAGTGCCCCCAGAAGCTTTAGGCGCAGATGATGCCGGTTTAGAAGTTGTCTTTCCTCCCAGCGCTTTTAATTCAGCATCAATGGCAGCTTTAACCTCATTCCAGCGTCCCTCGTCTAAAATACGGTGAGGGCAATACTTTCCGCTCCAATCTTGGTGCTTCCGCACTCGATCAATACCCCATCCGCGTTCTTTAAGCAACTGAGCAACAAACTTGATAGCCAACTTTTCAGCAGCCCTGTATTTAGGCCCTCCTGACTTGCTGTAGCAGATTTCAACACCGATAGACTTACGGTTCCCAGTGCCGTTTGTGCCGTCTCCTGTGTGCCATGCATTGCGTTCTGTTGGGATGCCCTGCCTTACCTCTTTATCATCAACAGCAAAGTGAAAGCTCGTTGAACTTGTGTTTCCGATCATATAGCTGACCTCGTTAGCAGCAGATGCATCATTGTAAGTGTTATGAATGGTGATGTATTCCGCGGTCATCGGATTAGGGCATTTTAAAGCGTATTTTGCTTCTGATACAAGGTTCTTTTTCACTGCGATTGTCATAAATGATCTCTCCTATTCTGTTTTTGAATTAGAAAGAGCCGCCAGCTGGCAGCTCACTTGGTTAGATTGTGATTTTTCAGGACAGCTTTTTGCTGATGGCCTTTTGCAGTCACATAGTTGTTTTTGAACCATGCTGTAAATGTTGTGCCGATCGTGAAAATCAGAGAGCCGGCAGTGTACAGAGCATCCGCCAGTTGGCTCACCTGTGCATCAGTGATATCCAAAGGTGATTTACCGAACATCAGCATTGTTTGGTTAATCAGCGCAAGTAAAAGAAGCACCGTCCGGACGACCGTGCCTTTGTCGAAGTTTTTCATATTGTGTATTCCTCCTTATTTTTGCAAAACGGTATAAAAAATAGCGATTGCTCCACCTATAATTCCGGTGGAAATCGCTGTAATGATAGCGCCTGTGATTGTGCGCTTGATCCATGTTGTATTCTCTTCAATTTTGTTGAGCTTTTCATTGAGTGACATGATTTGCTGATCTTGTCTATCTGAGGATCGTTCAAGAGAACTTACCCGTCTTTCAAGCGATTTTTGCTCTATTTTGAACTCTGCCATCTCTTTTTGTAGTGCATTCACTTCCGGTACCTCCGTCAATTGTGACATTAGTACGTCCCCCCTTTTATCTATTTCATGCGATTTCACCTCCTTTGAGGCAAAATAAAAAACCCGTCAATTTGACGAGTTTAATAGTTTCTCAGTATAAGCAGGGTTATTGGAAAAAAATCCATCTACCCTTATATTAATCATTTTCATTGTTTGATTTTTCTCATTCTCCGCATCAAAAAATACATGAATCTGTAAATTTGCTGCATGAACTTTTTCAACAGTGGATTTATCAACTAATTTGGCATTTGGGCCAACTGCATAAGCATAACTTTTTATATACTTTAGCTTATCACTATTTAAATCCTCAACTTCCCCATCACGAAGTAAACGCACCAGTGGAATCTCTTTATTGATAGAATGTATCTTCTTTAAACTCTTTTCACTGAATGATTGTAATACTACTTTGTGTTCGGCTAATAGATTGTATTTATTTAGAATGTCAATGAGTTTTTGCTCCATTACTAAATTGCCGTTATTATCTTCTCTCGTTTCGATATAATACTTTGTTGAAAGACCAAATTCTTTTATTATCTCTTCTATTGTCAATATCTTTTGTCCCTTACCTGCATTGAATTTTTTTAATTGAGACAGAGTAAGATCCTGAATGTTCCCTTTTCCGTTTGTTGTTCTTTCAACATCCTTATCATGAATTGCAACCAACTCATGATCTTTAGTTTGCCTTAAATCAATTTCAATAAAATCTGCTTTATCTTTTATTGCACGCTTATATGAGAGTGATGTATGTTCCGGTTCTAATGCTGAAGCGCCTCTATGTGCGATAATTAATGGATGATAATTAGATGTTTTGGAAGATTGTCCAGAACCTTTCACAACTGAACCTTCATATGTTGAACACCCGCTTAAAATTATGGAAACTATAAAAAGTAAATAGATAATATTTTTCATAAAGTTAAATTATCATATTTAATCTGAAATAACAATATCTCCCTTAACTATTTCTTCATATTCACTCTCAGATATTTTATTGTATAAGACAAAAGCTCGAACGTCATCCCTTGAATAACATCCCCAGATATAACATGTACGAATGCTTTCATACCAATCCATTCAAATTACTCCTTTTTGCGTAAGTGATAATATTAAATCTGTATACATTTTGGCCTGTTGCTGAGCCATCGATTGAGTTTCAGCTAATTGGGAGATAAGTAATGCATTTTGTTGTTTAAGTAAATCCAAATCAGAAGGTTCTTTTTTGGGCTCCAAACTTAAAATATAGTCCTCGGATGCTGCTTCCCACCATTCATTTAATTCTGGATGAAATTGTGGCTTAAACATACCATCAGGAGGCGCAATTGTTGTACAATTTTTAGGTAGATTTACTGCTTCATCAGTACCTATTTCATTAATAATCACAGGAGTTTCAAATATATAGTCGTTATCATATTTATAGACTTGTATCATTCTAAAAAAACCTCCTTAAACCGCCTTAAAACTAAATCCTAAACTGATAAAAACGTTTGGTTTTGCAGTGTTCGTACAATTTTCAATAATCACTTCCCCAGCAGTATTTACAAGTAGCCTATGTGTCTGTGGAATACCTGACATGCCACCTTGTGAAGCTACTCCAACCCACTGAATTGCCCTAGCAGGTCTATACCCTACCGGTAGCACGAAAGCAGGCACCCCGAATCCAATGGTACCTTTAGCAATAGCGCCTTCTACAAATACTGTACCAGTAATATCCTTGGCATATCGAACTTTAAACTTTGTTTGATCTGTTTCATTTACATCAGTATAGTTAACCCAATTATTTTGTAAAACTGGTGAGAACCATGTTAAATCGGTTAGTTTTTTTTCAAGGTTATCAGCGTATGACTTTGCATAAGCTTCAGTTGACACTTTAGCCCATCCAGCCCATCCTTGATTTAAGTCCAAATAATTTGTGAAAACATTGTTTTTATAATCAATTGCAACCACATAACCAAATGTCCCCTTTCCATTACTATCGACTGAGGTAAAGTGAAAAAATCCCCTAGTTGATAATGTAGAAGGCGCATTTGTAGGCTTTCCTGTTGAATAAAAGGTTCCGAATGTCTTTCCAGTTTCAACAATTTTACTTAGAAAATCATCTGTGTCTGCTATGGATATTAGGACTCCTCCCCCATCATTAGTAATTTTAGATAGTTGAGCCTCGTTCCACTTTGTTCGCTCTGATGCAGTTATATGAGCAGTCGTATCTTTTACATGATCATCAAATTCTGTTTTGGTTGCCTGTTTGTCATTGGTAACTTTACTGAGTCCGACTTGATCTTTTGTCACCCCATGAGGGTTGCTTTTATCATTAATGTGTTGATCAGTATACGTTTTTGCATTTTTTTCGGCTGTATCAGCTTTGTTTTGCGCCCCTGTAGTCGTTTCCTTCGCATTCCAATTTGAACGCTCTGTGACCGTGATATGGCGTATGGAATCTGTATTGTGTGCGTTGAATTCTGTTTTTGTTGCTTGCTGCACGTTGTCTACGTTTCCTAAACCTACTTGGGCCTTTGTAACCTGGTTGGGGTTATCCCTACGTGCAGCAAATTCATCTGTATAAGCTTTTGCTGTTTTTAAAGCAGTGGAAACGTCATCCTGCGTTGCTGCTATTTCTTGCAATTCCTTTAGTGCATGATAGGCGGTATACTGATACCAGTTGAACCAATCCGCAGGGGGATGATCCATTGGTTTGTATCCTTCATCAATGGAGGACTGCGGGGGCCTCTGCCCGGCGTTCCCCCATTCAGGCAATTCTTTTGTAAAAGGCATAAAAATCACTCCTTAAATCGGTAAAGGGTAATCATCTTCAGGCTGAAAAATTCCGCCGAGTGTTCCCCCATCTGTCCCGTCTGTTGAAAATCCATATTGACTCGTTTCTATAGAGTTAGCAGAGGATGAAAAACGAAAGGTGCCGTTTAAATCTACATAAGCCACCCGTACGCCTGCAGCTACTGTTTTTTGAACGATATTCGAAAACTGTGTTGCACTCATTCCAACTTTGCTCAAAGCCTCAATGGGTGCCTTTTTTACGATAATGGCAGCCGGTTCATCTTCATTGTTTTCCTTGCTACTGACAATGTGTATTTCACTTGGCTTGCAGTTCAGTGTTTTGGCTAAAGCTTCAATGATCCGGTTAGTGGTGCCATCTGATACATTTCTGGCAATCTTGCCGCGAATAAGCACTCGATAAATTTCATCAGTGGCACGGCCCCGATCCTGCGACACGTTGTCACCAAGTAGATCCAGAGCCTTTCCTTTTGCTGCGTCAATATCCCGCCAGTTCTCAGCCGTAATCAGTGCGCTTTTAAGTGCTGTCAGCTGTTCATCGACAATTAGAAAAAGCTTACCGATATTGCTCTTTTCATCTTTCAAAAAGGCATCGGTCAGCTTTCCTATTAAGTCTTTAATCATATGAGATTCACCACTATTTCATCAAAATGTACCTGGGCAACCTCTTTAGGTTCAATCTCAATGTTTGACTGTGAAACGCTTGTCGCATCTTTCCCCATCTTGATTGTTACATCAAAGACACCATCTACTTGATATACCGCGTTGAATAACTGCGACAATATAACATCATCGCCCATTTGTGAGCCGGTATAGTAAGAGCCGTTCGCATCAATTCCCCCGATTTTATAAACGAGGTTGTTTTTGATCTGGCTCACTCCATCAATTGGGAAAGAAGCATTTGTTTTTAAATCCAACTGCAGATATATTTTGACTTCCCTTGCAAAATCAAATTTAACAGCATGATCAAGCCCGCTGGCGTCAGTTATGGTGACAACTTGCTCCCCGACCGTTTCAATTCCGGCAGCAACACTGTCAAACAGTGCTTGCGCAACATCATCTTTTGTGCCGCCAAGTACATAAGCATGAATGCTTTTAGGCGGGTTACCTTCTGCATCTGTCTGCATGGTATTATTGGCAACAATGTTCGCTGAACGGACGCCTGAAACGTTTAGCAGGGCTGAAATAATACCTCCGTTAGTAGATGCTGAACTGCCTTCCACAGATTTCTTTATACGCGCCCTGAATTCCGAATCTGTTTCCTCGTCAGCACCGCCGGCCGATGGTTCCGGATTTGTAACTGAATACACGCCCTCTGAGGGCTCTGCCTGCACGGTAATGGTATTTGCTGCAACATTGTTTATAACGCCCTTAGAAAGCGAGACAGCCGTCCCTAAGCCTGTCCCATTCTCCTCAATAACAACGTCCTCAATCAATTCAAAATAAATGCCTGATTCCGTAGTAAACTGAGTTTGTTCTTCAATTACGATGCCGGGTTCTCCAGTAAAGGACAGAGTCACAACTGACTCCGCAGCTCGCTCCCGGGTGATTCCCGAGTTGCTGCCAAGACGATCGAGCTGCACGCCCTCAGACTTACTGACAAAGCCGCTGTTATAAACCCTTTCTGCAATGTCCCACAAGCCGGCCAGAAACCAAGCAAAGATACGAATAATAATTCCTAATGGCGTTTTACTGGATGTGTTTACATCCTCCCCGAATTGTTCCCGCGCCCGGTCCTCCATACTATCAACAAGCTCGGAATATGTTTGCCGTTGAAAGCCCGTTTCATCAAGCAAGATCAACCCCCCCTATCTCAATTGTTTCTTCATCCTCTTTTGTCATTTTCACATGCAATGCAAGACTGCGAGACTCTTTATCCATTAGAAAGTTCACCGATTCTACACTGGCAATACGCTCTTCTTGAGAAATGGCATTTATAATGTCATATTGCGCCTCTTCTTGATCAAACTGCTTTCTTAAAATGTTACTGCGATCAAGGCCGACATGTTCATCAAGCTCAAACTCTCCTAAACTTGTTCTAAGGATCATTTCTACTGATTGAGCCAGCTCAGCATCACCCTCAACCATTTGTAAGTCACCATTTTCAAAACAAAGATCCCCGTCTTTAAGCTTGAGAGTTTTCATCCTTCCCACACTCCTATAACAACTGGATCGTTTATACTGTGTGTGCGCCTCGAATCCGGATCAAAGGTTTTATTGCCGTCCAGGTTATCCAGTGAACGTTCAGCAAATGAAACAAACACGCAGGACCCTACTTTAATATCAGCTTCGACATGTTTCAAAACAGGCGCATGTTCGATTAAAGGGTATTCATGTAGATACTCACCATCATTGGTTTGAAACAGCAATTTCAGATCGGCAGTGTGTTTATCAGCATTGTAATTTACAACCCGTGCTGGAGCCGTTGTATGGATTGATTGTTTTATCCGCTGTTCGAATCCGTCAAAGAACTTTGTCGCTTTACTCATTAAATCACCCTACATTCTGTGAAAAAGTCTTTACCGTCAAAGGAATGAGAGCCATCTTTCACACGATATTTCCCTTTCGCTGTCTTGCTGTTTATTTCTATGATTGAAGCAACTGCGATACGATGCTGTAAAAGGCATTTCACCTTATACCCTTTGAGATCATCTTCCTCAAATTGTTCTGGCGTTTCCACCAGTCCTGTTGCTTCTTCGAGCTTGAAACGTTCGTCATCCCCTTGACTGAGTGGCCGAATAACAGGACGGCCCCGCCGATAATACATGACTGCCCCAGCATCATGAATGACCTCTTCAAGATTGTTTTCGATCAATCCGGTGACACGATAGCCTTTTTTATAAACTTTATTTTTAGGCAGAATGATATTTTTCACTTTAATACCGAGTACCCGCAGAAGCTTATCGACAATTTGCCTTGAGGTTGTGCCTGCCTTGAACGTAATTTTCATATATCTCTTACGGTATCTGACCTCTGTTCGGGTGCCGTAATTCCTGACCGTTTTATATGTCCGGCCGTTCTTGTCTTTTTTATAAGTCACCACAGGCTTTGCGAGCTTGTACCGCTTTTTCACGTAATATTTTTCAGCAGGATCAGCGTTTTCAGTGGTTACTTTCATATGGGTGTAATCATCGCCATCTTTTGAATAGATGGCCGTTACCTTATTCAAACCGTCCCAATTATTCAGCACCTTGGTAACTTTACCGATAGTTAAAACACCGTAATCGTCTTTATAACCAGCTTGAACAGTGATAGTGCTGCCTTTTTTAATTTTGCTGATTGAATCTTTGCTTAGATTGTATATTTCAACCTTTGTTTCATTCGGTTTGAAGTCATCATCGAACGGGACCTCAAAATGAATCTCTAAGTCTTTATAATCGAAAGTGGTTTGTGAACTGCCGTTATCTATCGTGACCTTAACGACACGCCCAAATAGCATTTTATTCGTCGCCATCGTCTTCGCCCTCCGCATCGTCCGAGACATCATCAATATAAAGAAACACGGTTTGCATAAAATTCTCGTATGTAACCCGTGTTTCTGTATTCGATTCATCCATAGGGATTAAGGAGGGTGCCGGCAGCTTCTCGTTTACAATGTCTTCCCACAAAGGAACGTTCAAAATCAATTTTTCACCCAGCACGATTGGTTCCATGTCCTGATCGTATAAATCAAGTGAGAAACTATCGTCTGTCTGGTTGTAATTGATACGCAAAATGAACGTGTCATCTGCTAAATCAAATTCAAACTGCTGGGGTATGTCCTCTTTGTCAAAAGGAATGTAATCTCTCGATGCCATGCCTTTCCCTCCTTCATCTGATCCTCATTTTGACCCCTATCGGAATTCTTCGGTCCGGCCAGGGATTCAACCGACGCAAAGCATTTACAGTGGTGCCGTATTTACGAGCGCAGCCCCAGTAAGTGTCACCCTTCTTGACCTTGTGGTATAGCTTGCTGGATTTTTTTGTTTTCTTCTTGCTAGCTTTCTTCTTTTTTCCGGCTGTTTTCACTTTCTTCTTAACCCACGGGCTTTTTGCAATACGGATTTCTTGCAACTCAATTGAAATAGCAAAACCGTTTGTGTAATCGCCTGTGTCGCGATCTATCTTTGTGATGATCACATTTTTAGCAACCTTACGCCCGGTATAAGTCAAGAGAGTACCGGCATAAGCCTGCTTTTTCAGATATTCATAATCACTATTTGCTGTTTTGCCTAATAAATAGCCAGAGACTGTTGTAGTCTCTGGCTTTCTTTGTACATGGTCCGTGATCGGGACCCCTTTTTCAACGGGATATGAAGTTACCTCCACATCCGCGCCGTCAGATTCCTTTTCATTTACAAGATTAATCTTTCCGAGCTTCGCCAATTAATAAGCCCCCTCTGGTGGATAAAGCGACTTCAGCATGTCGAAAACTTCGTCAAATGTTTCAGTTACAGCCTTTTTCACCTTGGTTTCTGCTCCTTCACTGCCACCCTCAACTTTTACATTGATCGACGGGTTAAACGTGATATTGACAGATGAACTGCTTGAGCTTGTAGCAGCTTTTTCTGGTGTGTATCCAGTATCCGCGCCAAGCTCCCGACCGAGTGCAGCATACATTCCGAGTGATTGGTTTCTGTATCGTGGCTCAGTTGTGATGACATACTCCCTAAAGCCGTTTTCACCAAGCGCAGCGACTTGCGGGCTGTTTATGACTCCACCTGTCGCATAACCTCTATACGGCCCACCATGAGCCATAGAAACGAGCCCAGGATGTTTTAAAATGCCGCCGTATCTGCTGTTCAAATAATTGATAGCAGCAAGGATCTGGTCAACTGGATTTTTGATATTTCCGTGACCCGGTTCCTTGTGAGCGTTGAATGTACTTGGTATAAACTGCATAAGCCCTTGTGATGGATGGCCAGCTTTCGCATTCGAATCCCAATTGTTCACAACATTAGGATTCCCGCCTGATTCTTTCATGGCAATGGTTTCAAGTGCGCCAGCATACTCAGACCCAAGGCCCTTGATTGATAGCGCTTGAGCTACCCATTTTTTAACGGCTTTTGAGCCGCCGCCTGAAAAGCTTGCAGAGTAACTGGACATTTTGTCTTTGACAAAACCTACAGCCTTATCTTTGACAAAGTTAAAAGCCCCTTTTGCGAGATCACCGAACGAGCCAGCCATAGAAGGTGCAGAGACACCCATTTTTTCTAAAACTTTTGTTAAAAGCTTAGATGGGTGCCCGATGTAATCAAAAACATCAAGAGCAACATCTCTCACTTTGCCGGCAACGGATTTTACACCATTCCATGCTTTTGTGAATATATTTCCTTCTGTGCCTTTTGCGTAAGCCGGAACTCCCGCTAAAGCAGCTCTTGTCTGTTTTGCAGATAACACCTCAGTGCCTTTCGGAAGGTTCATCAGTGTATCATTTGCAGGGCTGAGTCCCACATGACCTGATGGAGTACGATACATTTCGGGACCAGCGTTTGCCCCTTTACCGTCCCCAAGTATCGCCGGGCCTCCTGGGTGCCCTCCGGTTCCGTGTGCATATTTAGGTACTTCCCATTTAGGGATATGCTTATCTTTCAAACCAATCTTATCAAGGACCCAGTTCACTCCACCGATTACACCATTTACACCTTTTCCGAGTGCACCAGCAAGTTTGTTCGCTAAGCTAGTCACGCCAGACGTGGCCTTATGGGCCATATTCTTGATACCATCGCCGATTTTACCCGGTAGAGCCTTGGCAGCATCGACAATATCCCAAAACTTATCAGTGACCTTCTTCCACAGACTGTGTGCCAAATCACCGACTTTTGTTCTGATATAAGTCCATCCTTTGATAATTCCATCTGCTGCGTTAGACACCAGCTTTTTCACCATACCAACAGCACTAGAGAAAATCTGCTTCACACCGTCCCACATCATCCGGAAATTCCCAGTGAATAAGCCTTTGAAAATCTTCACGATCCCCATAATAATGCCAATTGCACCCTGTATGATCGCAATGATATTTTTCAGGGCAACTTGAATTATTGAGAGTACAACCGGGAACACAGCAGTCACGATATTTAGGATGAAACGGATCGCCGGAATAACAACAGTTGTGATGATATTCGCCACAAGTCGCAAAAGAGAAACAACAATCGGAAGTACCGCTTGTATGATTTGCATGATCTGCGGGAATACCTGCTGCACAACTTGAATCAAAATAGGAAGTGCCGCTTGCGCCAACTGTAAAATGATTGTTGCCGCTACAGTAAGCAATTGAGCCACGATTGGAAGAACAGCCATGATGACCTGTTTAATAATCGGGAACACTTGCTGCACCGCTGATAAAATTAACGGCAGCACTTGAACCGCTATTTGTCCGATGGATGAACCTAATAGCTGAATCAATTGCAAAACAATCGGAAGAGCTTGTTGTACAATGCTCAGGATCAACGGGAACGCAAGCTGAATCATCTGAACCAAAATCGGTAAGGCATTTTGCACAATTGAAACAAGGATTCCTGAGAAACTGCCTATCAATTGAATAATGATTGGCAGCACCGCATTAATTACGCTCAGGATAACCGGGAAAATCGTCTGGAAGCCTTGAACAAGCAACGGCAGAATGCTGCTTGCTATTTGCAAGACACTCGTCCATAAAGTACCCGACAACTGCATCCAAGCTGAAAGCAATTGCTGAATCAGTGGCATGATTTGCGGACCGATTGTCTGGAACGTTTGCGAGATAGCTGCAGCAAACAAAACAAGCGTGCCGCCTATTTGAACGAAAGCCTGCTGAAGTTGTCCGGCCAGCTGCTGAAACTGTGGCGTCAATTGCGTAACCAATTGCCCGAAAGACTGTTGAAGCGTGTTGATGATTGGCTGCAATGCCTGAAATACAGTCGTTAGAACAGATTGTACCGATGTCCATGCTGTCTTTAAGGCCTGGCTTACATTTTGGTTTGTTTGTTGCATGCGATATAAGGCACCAGCAACACTCAAAATAGCACCGACAGCCACACCGATTGGCCCTGACACTCCAAGGAATGCAAGTCCGATCGCCGCGACAAACGGAGCAACCAGAGAAACCATTCCTTTAAAACTGGAAAGACCGACTTTCAACTGCTCCATGAATCCTTTTACGATGCCGTTTAGACCGTCTGACAGCCCTTTTCCGAAGAAATCAGAGACTGTCTTTCCGGCATTATGAATGAAGCCTGACACGGTTTTCACAGCCGTTTTATAGGCCGACTCAATTCCAGCCACTAACTGTGGATGCGATTCACCGAGACGATCCCATAATTTCAAGGATTCAGCTTGCATTTTATGAATGGCTGTAATCGCCACGTTTTGTGCGTCCTTGAATCCTTTCATGAATGCAGGCTTCAGACCCTCCGCTTCTTTGATCATCGTATGGAACGCACCGACAACCGCCGATTTCCCCATGTTAGCAAAGCGTTTCATCGCGTCTGTAGCTGGCTTGAATCTCTCCTGAAGCTTATCGAAATTCTTGTACAGCAAATAAATGCCGGTTACAAGGAGAACGATGGCCCCCGCAACGACATACACCGTGCCCGACATAGCAGCCAGCCCGGTTACAACTGGACCAATGAACATCCACAAACTGCTGAGAGCTCCAAGGAACCCATTAACTAACCCTACCCCTATCGCTAGTGGCGATAAAAGTAGGGTTAAAACAGGGATGAGAAGCATAAATCCTTGAATCATTTTCGAGAGTACAGGGTGCGCCTCATTAAACTGAATGACCAGCTTCGCAACGGCTGTAATGCCCTTGTATATCGCCATCGCAAACGCCGCAAACACTTCAATTGCTGGCTGAATGGCTTTCAGTAGTGTGCTGCACATCTCTTCCCATGCCTTTGAATAGCCGGGAACTGTTTGTGTTGCTGCTTTATGAAGCCCTTGGAACATGAAAAAGTTTGTAATAGCTGCGCCCATCGCAACCATTTGAAAACGCATATAACCCTGAGTGATCATCATTGTCATATCGTTTAGCTCTTTCATGTTGGCAGTAGGTCCGAGCATTTTCAGAGCCAAATGCGCAGCAGTACCCTGCTTCGCCATGTTCTCAAGCGTATTCGATACGGCAAGCCCCGCTTTATTAACTTGATATAACGGGTTTCCCATTCGGTCATAGTTCGCCGCGATCTTCTCAGATTGTGTGGACCGAGCCATTAATGTCCCTACAGTCTGCAGCATGCTCATGCGCATCATTTTGTTGTTTTTCATCATGTTGTCTGTTACTTGCTTGTGAGCACGTCCTAGCCTGTACACTTCATCCATAAATTGCTGATTGGTTCCAGACCAGCTGTCCATCTGGTTCCCTAACTGAAAGAAACCATATTGAGCCCGGATCATTTCATTCCGGAAACCGTTCATACCGTATCTTTCTTCATTCCAAGCTCGACGCATTTCATTGAGCATTTGTATTGTATCGGCTTCTAGTCCACGGGTGGAGCCACGCAAAAAGTCCATTTCCCGACTATACTGCCGGATTCCCCGGTAGTCCGGGGCAGGGACAGCTACCGCCGCCACGTTATTCTGAACACTTTGCGTGTTCTGCTGCGTAACGTTTGCTGCGGGCGTACCGATACGGCTCATATCGACGTTATTCAAATTCTGCCTGAGTTGATCAATTGATTCATTGGCGTTTGTTATCGACGTCTGATCAACATTGATATTGACCTCAGACGGAAGGCTTTGAATAAGTCGGCTTGTCTCTTGTACCTGAGTATTCAGCTGGCTCAAACGGGATGTAACTAAGTCGATTTGAGGCCCTAGCCGTTCAATTGTTTGGCTGGCAGTTTGCAACGATGAGTTGTCCAAAATCATACTCATATGGATGTCTCTAAAATTCCGCTGTTGCCTTTGAACCTGAGCCATCCGTGTACGCATCTGTGAAAAACTGCCGCCAGCATCGCCGACATGATCAACGAGTCTATCTATTTGCTGATTTGCTCTTTCTAGAGGGGAGGTATCAACGTTCAATTCAACGTCAATATGCGTACTTCTCAATGCGTCTGACAACGTTCATACCCCCTCATTTCTTCTTGTTCCTCTTGTTTTCTTGCTCAATATGGATGTCGAGGGCTGCGTTTGCTTCCAGCAGCGTGTCGAGATCCATCGCCGCGACCTCCGAGAAGGAAAACTTCTCAGACATCACGAGCCGATACATAGGCCAGTTATCACGCGCCTTCTTTTTGTAGAACTGTTTCGGCTTCGGTTTCGGCGCTAAGAAAGGTTTGAACCTCTTTCATCAGCTCAAGGAAACCAGGTTTCTTATCAAAATAGTCATAGCTTACTTTCGGTTCAACAACTACTTCTTTCATGTACAGTTCATACAGTTTCGCAGACGAAAACATCCCTGTATTGATATTGATAGCCTCATCGTTAAATTCAATTGAACGACGTGTTCCCGGGTGTTGAAGAGTGTACTCAGTTTCGTGGATAGTTACTTTCTTTTGTTTACCGAATTTTGACATAGGTTTTCCCTCCGCTTGTTTAGTTTGCATATATTGAAAAGCAGCCCTATTGGACTGCTTTCGCGCGTTTGATTTCTTCTTTTTTGCCATAGCTTAATTACTGTTCCAATACTGTATAGTCAAAGACTTGAATCTCGAACTCACGATCTCCAATCTCGTCACTGAATTCAGCGTCAGCAGGCTTTTTGACCATCGCTTCTGTTCCACCGATTTTTTCCTGTCCGCCAGTAACCCAGATAGGAAAACGCTGGGCTGTGTTTGCCATTTTATTTAGGTATGGTACAAATGGCGATCCCATTGAAAGTGTCAGTGTGATTGTTCCGAGTGGGTTGTTTTTCGTTGCAACACTGACATCACCCTTGGCGCTGACTTTAGTCGAGAACTTTTCTTCGTCTTTTGCACAAGAAACCATTGTGCCCTCGGAATAACCGGTTACGATTTTCCCGTCAATGTTCGTGTTGACTTCGTTTGCATCATAAACGTACATTCTTTATATCCTCCTTAAATTGAGATTTCACCAGTGATTTCAGCTGAATGAACCGCGCCAGACAGCTCAAAAGTAAATGACAGGCCGTCGTATACACGATTTTTTCTGTTTTCATCTGTGATTTGATCACGGGTTTTAGTGCTGATTGAATACACTGGCTGCCCGTCTGCATCTTCGGCAACGATGCCATTTGCAAAGGCTGTTTGCAGAACGTTTGTGACCTGTACACTCAGCAATGAAAAACCAGCATTCGAGAACGGGATTTTGCCGTTGTTTGAGAATGCTGATTGAATTGAGGTTTCAATATTCAATTTCACCCAATCTTTGCCGTGCAGCACGTCGATATATTCCCCGGATGCAGTAATGCCCTCGGATGTCTCGTTGTGACCTGCTTTGGTTACATAAGCAATAGCCCCTTCTGTGTGCAGCTTCTTCAGCTCGTCTGCTTTAATATCTTGAGGCGTGATACCTACGATATTTTTAAACTTCCAAGTTACTGAACCCACTGTATGAGAAGCAACAGAACCAACAAGCCCGGCGTCTGGATGCTCGTCATTTAACGGGTGATAGAAAACGATTGTACGGTCCTTACCTTTGTAAGAAGCAACTTCTTCACGGTCAGTTACCTGTAAGACTACAAATTTATATGATTTCTCTTCCATCGCTTTTGCCGCTTCCATTCTTTCATCCGCTGTAGCATCAGCAAGGATCAGGAAGTGCCAGTCATTATCGAAATACTCGTCAAACGCATTCCGAATGGAGAATGTTCCTTGTGTAGTAGCTCCTTCTTCTGGTGTTTCTGTGCTGCCTCCATAAGTACCGATGGCAACCTTTGAAGGTGCATTGTCACCCTGCGCAAAAATAGCCGCAGCCTTTTTATATGCTGCTGTCGTTTCCGCATAGTCTGCCTTAATAGCTTCTAATGAGCCATATTCTTTATATGTGTTGTGGCCGTCTACCTTTGCGAGAATCAGAGGTGTTCCCAATCCTTTAAGGCTGGACGGTTTCACTAAGTCAATTTTGACTGTAACGTCACTAAGTGGCATATGAATTACCCTCCTGTATTTTCAATTCGTACAGAGTCGAAAACCTCTGCATTTGCTTCTCCATGAGTGACACGCGTTCTAAAGCGCGTATCAAAGCCATGACGGCGTTCTGTGTCAATCGTGATAAATGTATCTCGATTACCGAAACCGTCGTTCCTGACCCATGCCAGCCCATTATCATGAAGCTTTTGACGTGCTTCAGCTGTTTTGAAGTACGCTGCTGTTTGTTGAGCAAGAGAAATGGCCTCAATATGGCTGTTTGAAACCCATGTAAAAGAGAAAACAAGCTCGATGTCTTCCGTTAACACTCCCTGTTCTTCAATGCCTCTATGTTGGGGCAAATACGGGGATGTCACGGTATACGTACAAAAAGGATAGACAGGTTGTTTCCCTGTACCATTTGCAACGATAACGACATGGCCTGTTTTCTCTCTAATCAGTCCCAGAACTGTTTGTATTATGTTGTTGTAGTCCATCTGAATTGATCACCGCCTTTAAGATATAGCTGTTGAAATCGGCATATGTCCCATAAGGCGTCATTGCTTCAATATCAAAGGTGGCACCACCAAAAAGCACCTGAGCTTTCAGAGGAATTTCATTCTTGATAAATAGCTGCCTGTCCATAGATGTAAGCCGGCCGCCAGATTGATAGATCAATTGAGACTGTAAAGGAACTATTGCCCCTCTTTCGTCTGATTTTGTCGGCTTCGGTGGCACCCATTCGCCAAGATCATCGTATGAACCCTCTTCAGATGGAATAAGCAATGTAAAATCAACGCTGTACCGCTTAATCAGATCAGAAAAAATGAAATGATTACCCATCAGCTTTCAACCTCATAATCCATAGAGCCAATCATTTCTCCGGTATCGACCAATGGATTTGAAGAGCCTTTCTCTTCGGTTGTAAATGGATGGTTTGCCGGGTTCCGCAAGTCTCGGGCATACACTTGAAGCCGCCCTTTCGCAAGCAGGCCGACTGTTTCCATAATGTCATTCATTGAGTCGCCATTTTCTAACGCTCTATTGACCAGATCTTCTACCTTTTGAACGATCTCTTCCTCGTTCTCGTCCCATCCAGCACGGATAAATGAACGCTCTGGAATGTTGATATATTGAGTTTCTTTCTTGAGGTACAGCCCTTTTGCAGCAAGGTAGTTCCTCATTCGATCAGTTACAGCAATACGGCAGCCGAATTCATGAACAGCCGCGATCATTTGCCGCTCACTGTCCAGGATTCCAACTTTCACCTTACCGACAGAACCGAGGTTTCTTATGACTTCTGGAATACGGTTTCTATCTCGTACCCGAATGTTTCTACGTGCCATTTGATCACCTCAGTGGTTTAAAACGAATTTTTTTGTATGGCCGAAAAAAATCAAGTGCTGGTTTATACCTTACGTCATCCGCCGTGTATGTCTTGCTCATTCCGCCAATTGATTCAGACTGAACACCTTTCGGGCTGTCCCGATCAATTTCAATCATGAGAGCAATTCCTTTCTTCACTGGGCCTGGTAGTGATTCAACCCCATCTGGACCGACAAAAGAGTTATTGCACTCCTCCTTAACGAAAGAAATCGCGTCTGCAAGGTCTATTTGTAGCTTTGCATCCTGCGATGTGTCTTCAGCTGGAATCCCTAACCTGACTTTTAATTCTGCCAAGTCCATTTCTCTCATTCCTTTCAAAGAACCGGTTCATATGTCGCAAAACATCGGCAATTAATATCATTTGATGGATCACCGCTTTGTCCCGGCGCTTCTGCTGTTACATGAACACCATTTTTATTGATGCCAAGATCAAACAACTGATTGACCATGCGTTCCTGTCCTTCTAAATGAACATGATCCGCATGTTTTGTCTCACGGACTCTTTCATCACCAACGTTGTGCCAGATTTTTTTCATGTTGATGCCCCGCGACTGAGCTTTTTTGGCAGCGTCGAGCGTTGCTTTTTCCCTTGTGCGATGCATTTCTGTATTGGCTATGCGCTTCGATCGGTTGTAACTCAGGCCGACATCTGTCTGCAGCTCCTTCGCTATCTGAGCAAAGCGTTTCCGCTCAATAAAACCGCGTTCGATTGTCTTGTTAATCTGCTGTATTGTCTTTTTGCGATCAGTTTCAATGGCTTTGTCCATTTGTTTACTTTTAATGGCCTGCCGAACGTCTTTAGGAGCCCATTCAGCAGGCAAACTCGGCTGATTTAGTGTTGCTTTTGGCTGCACAAGTTTTATCCCTAACGCAGCCAGAACGCCAAGGATCAGCCAGCTGTAAGATGATTCGTAGGTTTCTTCAAGAAATTCTATTATCATAGCTTTAACTTTCGCTGAAAGATCACTAATCAACGATGTGATTTCCCGTTTAATACGGTTTAGATCACCGTGTCGATTAGCGTCAGCAAGTGTCGGTTCTTCGATCTGATCAAGCTTCACGAATAACGCAGTCAGCTTTGACAGCACACCTTTTGAAGCACGCTGAAAAAGCCGCTTGAGTTTCCGTAAGAATTCCTTGGTTTTACGGTTCAACGGCTTCAAAAGCTCTTTTTCAGTTTGTTCTTTATCCACCGCTTACCCTCCTACTCTTCGGCTGTTTCTTTGCCGTCAGACTCTTGTGTGTCCTCGGCTTCTTTTTTATTCGTGCCCTTGTCTAATTTAAAGCCATGAGCCTTGTAAACTACCTCGAAAGCACGTTCAGTGACTTCTAGTGTCTGTTTACCCTTCTTAATTCTGACCATTCTGACCATTATGCACCAGTCCCTTCAGCTGCTGGAGTTAACGCAGCGAATGCATCTTCAGCCAATGTCATGAAACCGACTTGCTGAGTTACACGCAGCGCAACCATATCTTGTTCGAAAAGGCTGACAGGTTTTCCGTCTGGTCCTGCAATTGTATGAAGTGTTGCATCCTCTGAAATTGAATATTCCATACCTTGAGGAATACCATAACGCGCATAATCCCAGTTACCCGTGAGTAAGTGCGCCTTGCTATAATCCCAAGAATCTGAATTGACATAGCCAATTGGTAAACCTAAAGCAGAGTTAGTGGCTCCTGCTCCCGGATCATTAAAGATTGGAGTACCCTTGTCATCTACAGCGCCTCTTAGTGGCTGTTTAAAACGTCGTGTTGTGGTAAATCCGTTAGGATCTTTGTCAGCTTCTTCAATCAAAGAAATAACACCGTTTAATTCTTTGTAAAGGTTCCCTAAAGATCCCAATTGCACTTTATTCCCGCTTTTTTCGATTTTCTCATAAATTGAAACATCTTCACCGAAAGGAGATCCATTTCCGAATAATGCAGCTTGGTCAAATTTCAACGCAAATGCTTCAGCAATAGGAGTCTGCATACTTGTAAAGAAATCCTTTACTGAATATCGTAAAAACTCTTTTGTCACAGGAATAATAACACCGATCTTTTTAGAAACCATTTTAGCTGTTAACCATTCCGCTTTTGATGTCTGGATTCGCTCACCTTCTCCAACCCAGTAAGCCCCTGGTCCAGATGCTAAATAAGTGAATATTTTTTCTGTCTTGTCCATTTCTTCGTATTTTGCCAATTGTGTCACAACTGATTTAGTCATGAATTCCTTTAAAACAAGTGTTCCTTCTTCTACTGGTACTGATCCTGTTTTTGCATCTTGCATCAGTACATTGTTTGGATTGAATGCCATGATAGTCCTCCCTATTGTCTAATGTTTACTGATTTTGCGAGTGCCCCAATATCAACAGACCCGCTGGCAGGTGATGAATCACCCTTTTCAAAGCTACTGCCGCTCTCTTGGAACTTGGATTCAATAGCTTTTTGAACTGCAGCTGTATATTTCTCCTCAAACACACCGAGATTCTTCATAGTCGTTTCTTCATCCTCACCGATAAAGAATTCCACTACATCTGCCGGCAGTTGCTTTTCAGAAGCATAAGAGACAGCTTTGTTTAAAAGCTTTTCACGTTGTGCTGCTGTCTTCTGATCTTCCAGCTCTTTCTCAAGCCTCCTGATTCGTTTCTGTTCCTCAGTTTCTTCTGGATAAAGCTCTTTCACCTTTGCTTCAACTAGAGCATCAAGATTGTTCGCCTTCCATGTATCAAGGCTTTTAGTAAAATGGGAATCCAAACGGGGCTGAATGAGTCGTTTTCCTTCGTCTGTATCTAAAAACCCATTCACCTTGTCAGCTGACACGGCAGAAAGTTCATTTAGATACGACTTTACTTCTTCATTGTCTTTATTTTCATCGAGAAATTTTTTGACTTCTTCTAATGTTGGCATTACAGTTCTTCCTCCTTTGCCCTCTACAGTCCGCGCCTGTTATGAGTGCATGAAAAATAAGCCTTTTATAGTGTCATGCTCAGGACAAACACAGATGATCAATTTACAACCTCTTTGAAGTCATCATCATGCCGATTTTTATGCCAGTTTCTCGTTGTAGTGTATTCATTTTTCGCTAATTCCCATTGCCATATATCTATTTCAGCAGGTGGGTATTCTGTATTTGACAACTCAGTTGCTTTCTCCATAGCTTTTTCAAATGTTGGATAGATTCCTACCTTATGGGGATAACAGTCATAATAATCATCACTTGTGTATTCAACTTCAAAGAACGTCAATTTTTACACCTCAACTGTCATCATTGTCCTTTTCATCATCAAGATCATAGGCATCTTGTTCGGCTTTCATTCTCTCAATCTCATATTGAACATCATCAACGAAAGAAAGCATGGAAAGCCGTGTTTCTTCGCTTACCTGGCCTTTTAGTTCTGTAGCAATCTCGGCTTCTTCAAGGATATTTGATGGCAGATTCCGTTTAAATGAAAACCAGACCTTCAAATAATCATCAGGTTTTACTTTGCTCTTTTTCGCCCATGCAGAGCAAAGCAACTTGTACTGATACCGCAAAGCAGCAGTCATTTTCCGCTCCATTGTGATGCACTTATTCTCAAGGGCCATCAGCTTGTATTTCATTGCAATGCCTGTCACATTCCCGCCAAATGATTCATCAGAGAAATTGACCGACTTTGCAAAACGGAGAATGTTTTCTTCAAGCCTGTTCAGATGGTTTTCGATCATGGTGTCGTTAATGTCTTTTGTCAGGAATTTCACGTCATCATCTTTCCCGAGCAATTCAAAAACACCGTTCTTTTTCAGTTGCTGGATATCTTCATCATCCATACCAGCGCCCTTTAAAATCAAATACGCCAGCCGCAGCTGCTCGATCTCGTTTGATGCATCAGAAAGAGTGCGATCGTATGCATCTATAAGTTGGATCACCTTTTCCGCATCGCCCATCTGTTCATCATTATTAGGCAATCCGAACAAAGGACAGTAATCAAACATGTGTGGCTTCTTTTCAAGCAAAATCCAGTTGCCTTCTCTTTTTTCAAAGAAATATGCTTTCTTATCATCATAAAACGTCACTTTTTCACGCTGGACGCTGTCATTCTTAACCCAGTCAAAGACTGTATAATATCTCAGTGCAAAAGAAGGCTCTGTGATGTCATTCTCAGCGATAAAGACAGCTTCCCAAGGATTAACATTCGCAACTCTTTCCGAGCCGTCAGGAGCAATATACGCAAGCCTAGCACCATAACCACTGATGGCTGCTTTCTTACCCCATTCGCTATCAGCATCAGCAATGTTATTTACGGTATTAAACCGATTGATTTGCTCTGCCAAGGCTGTGTTTTTGTTTTCCCCATCTTTCTCCGTCTCGTAAGAGATTGGATGACCAAACATATACCCAACCTTTGTATCCACTATCTCGGCATCAAAAGCATTATTGAGGCGATTGTTTACCAGGTGGTCAATACGTCGTACCGCTCCTGTTTCAAAATTCTCGAACTGAGCTGCCTCACGCTGTAAGATTGGAACACCAGCAACGCTTGTTTTATAACGTTCATACTGAGCTATGGCTTTTTCTTTGATCGGCTTATGCTCGGTTATGATCTGATCAATGATGGTGCCGTCTATCTCATTATTCCGAAGATAATTTAAAAACTTGTTCATGTTCTCACCCCTTTCCTTTGCGTCTCATAGGTTTGTTGTGTGTATAAATGGCGTAACGGATAGAGTCGAGCACATCGTCCCACTCTTTAACTGGCTCGCCTGTATTTGGATTCCAAACATACATAAAGATCTCTTTTTTAAAGCGACTAACTTTATCTTCAACAATAAAAAATAGATCCCGTTTAAACAGCCGCGCCACTTCTTCGATACCTGAAACAACTGCCTTATCAGCATCTAACGCACGCAGCTTCTCTCTGCGAAAACGTACTATGTGTTCAGGACGAGCTGTATCACAATAGAAATTAATGTTGCCATACCGCTCTTTGATGTCCTTTGCTACTTTCACCCAGTAGTCAATTTCTTCGTGCCGCTTGCAATGTTCTTCGAGCAAATAAAAACACCCTTGGTCATCTTGTCCGATTACGACAATAGAACCCGGGTGATCATATCCCCAGTCAACGCCAGCGAAGTATTTAGTGTAGTTGACTTGTTTATTTTTCATCTTTTTAGAACTGATATAGTGCTTGTCTTTGTTGAAATCCTTGTATATTACGCCTTCCGGAGCAACCCAGTAGCCGTAAATATCTCGGTCCGTAAACATGCCGCTTGGTGTTGAAGCAACAATACTTTCGACATACTCAGGATCAAGAAAGTTGTTATCAAACAATGAGAAGTGAAAAGAACGGATATTCAGCCTGCCGTTTTTCAGCCGCTGCCCGTCTTTGTCGATATAATCCGTTTTGACGGTGTGCATTGGGTTTTCAGGGTTTGTATCCATCATGACCATTGCGCCTTTATAGGAGCAACGAGAAATGACTTCCTTCACGAATGAATCATGCAGGGCAGTCGCTTCGTTTAAGAATGCACCAGCTGATGTGAAACCCCGTGCCTTTTTCCACGAGTCTGCATTTGCGCCATCGAAGCAATAAACACGGTTGCCGAATATCTCAACGGCATTCGATTTATCAAGGCGCAATTCTTTCCCCAGGATGAGCTCTAAATCATTTAGGATATTCCGCTTTATAGAAGCCTGAGTTGCCCCGCCAATGATAAAAGAAAGCCCCATGTTTTGATATTTGCTGATGTGCCCAAGGAACGTCAAAAGGAGCACGAATGTTTTTCCTGCCCTTTTCGCTCCGCTGCATATTAAGATTTTCGGCTGCTCTTCAATAAAGCTATTCCACACTTCTTGCTGCTTTGAGTTAAGTTCCATGAGGTTTCACCATCTTCCGAAGCATGGCAGCAACTTCATTTTCTTGAGAGTTTCCGTTATCACCGTCAATATCTTTTTTCGCCTTCTCGATATTCAAGCGCATTTGTTCCAATTTAAGGCGCCGTTCGTCTTCTTCATGCGCAAGCTGAACAAACTGCTTTATCAAGCTCCTGAGCTCTCCCATTGCCCGAGATTGAGCGTTCAGGAATGTGGCGTGACGATCCCAAGCGAACTGTATTTCAAGCTCTTCCTCAGCAATGGACTTTTCAAAATAATCGTTTCCATCTTCGTCCTCTTGAGGTTGGTAAACGTATTTTGCTTTTTTCTGTTCTTTTACAAGATCATCTTTATCTTGTACGAACATGATAGGCTGCGCCCGGATAATTGCTGCATATTGAATCTGTATCTGATCCCATATCATATCAGCAGGCGAGCGTTCCTGAATCTCTTCCATGATCTCAAGCGTTTCTTCTGGCAGGAATTTAGAGAAAAAGCCGTGAGTCACAGCGTTTTGATTCCTCTGTGGTGCGCCGCCGTTGTTCCCTAATGCATTCTTATTGCCGGGGGGTGCGCCTGCCTTTTTTGTGTGCACCCTTTTTTCAGTGGGTGCACCCTTTTTTCTTTCCCAACCATGCCGCTGTTTCCACGATTTTATGGTGTTCACTGACACCCCGTATTTCTCGGCAAGGTCCTTGTATTTCATACCTTTGACGTAATCTTTCTGCGCCTGAATGTGCTTCTCAGCCATCTACATTCACCGCCGCCCCCTTTTGAATTGAGTTGTTTTGGAAAAAATATTCCCTCTAAACCACCACCGTGCTCAAGCTGTTAACCGCCAATTGTCTATCCTGAGACTTACCGGAAGCAGTTTACAGAGAACATAAAAAAGCACCCCGAAGGATGCTTTTCTTATAACTATCAATCTAAATCCTCAATTACTCTGAATCGTCTAACTTCATTTCTTCTTCTTAAAACCTCACCACAAATGGCATTAATTGCTGTGATAGGGTCAGTATCCTTATTTATGCCCTTAACTCTAAACCTTTTCAAGTCAGCCCTTGTCATAGTATCAGAGCCTTCTTCCCCCCAATAGTTTAATTCTATAATTTCCTTCATTGCTAGGTTTAATAAACTTTTTGCAATAGGGGAATTTCTCAGGTCTCCTTCACCAGATTTACCTGGAGCCTTTAAGATTACTTCGTACATATCACTTTCATCAGCTTCAAAACCCTGAATCCAATGATTATTGAGATTCTCGTCTTGAAAAATCTGAGTGCCATCAATGATTCTACGCCCAGTTTGAAATAACCTTACTCTTAATAGAGTTACTCTATTGTCATTAAATGCATTTAGAAAGTCTTCATCGTTTATAGTTCTTTTCGTATTTTGATAGTTAAATACTGAATTATATATATTTTGGAACGCTTCTTCTAATATCATTCCGATCCGCACCATAGTCTTATCTTTATCTAGATTTGTTGGAGGGTAGTTTCTATGTTGCACAAGCATTCGTTTCTCCTGAAGATCAATAGCAACAAAAGTATTTAGATAAGGCGCTACCTCGGGTGAATAACTGTTTCTTTCGTCATCAACAGAATTTACATTTGGAGCATGCTCTTCACTAAAACAAAAAGTTATGATGTTATCAGTTTCATCAATTTCTCTTGTTATACAGTAATCAAAACCATGTTCACCCGGAAGTTTTGCGACGTTCTTCAAAAAATCAAATAATTCAGTTGTTTTCGACGTCAAGTCATTTGCAAATAGTAGTTGATATACTCTAAAATCCATGTGCATAAAAAACCCTACCTTTTTCTCAGATTAAAAGATAGGATTATAATATCACATTATTTGAATTTTTTACAAATTATCTGTTGTAAAGTTCCAGATCATCAATATCAATCCAAGTTTCAAATCCCTCTTCATTAGAAAGTCTAATTTCAGTTCCATGTTTACCTTCTTTAATGTCTTTAACAAACCCAACCATTCCAAAAATTTCTTCATCACTATTAGATATAACCTCAACCTTATCATTTAAAGTCAAAATATATCCCCCTTTAAGTGCTGTTTTTTTACTCTCATTCATCTTACATGCCCTCCTAAAACTATTCAACAGTTTATTTTGTATTATTATGTAAATTAAACAGAAATATTCAACTTTTGATATCTCTATTAGTTAGGTGGCAACCGTAAGACAAAAAAGCGCCCCTTTAGCTAGGGCGCTCATTTCTTTCTATGCTTCTGGAATTCCAATATATCCTCTTTAATAAAAAGCCTGTCCCTCGGCATTTCTTTAACCGGTTCAAGTTGTCCGGTTTTAATTAGCTGATTGAGATATTGACGAGTAAAGCCCAATATTTCAATCGCTTCACTTGTATTAACGATCTCCTCATTCAAGAACTTTTTAATTGCATCACGCTCTTTAAGGTTGTACACCAAACATCACCCTCTTTTTTCTCGATATTTTTGATAAAGGGAAATTGACTTTTCCACAATTGAAACAGCAAACAAAACAATTATGCATATATCTAAAGTTGTCTTTAATGGACTGGCTGCGACATGCTGCCGAACAAATAACATGTATCCCAAAGCAAGAAGGACAAAAATATCAGTTGACGTTCTGAGTTTTTCCATTTGTTGAAAGTGGCTGTATTAATTTTTCATTATTTTTTGTTTCTGTTATAATTTTACCAAGGGAGAAGCTCCACCTTCTCCCTCGGCTCAAAATCATCTGCGCTTTCTAGGACGTTGGCGTTTTTTGATTTTGGGCTTTTTTGTTTTAAGCTTTTCTCTGATGATGAGGATTTTTTCAACAACTGTGAGAGTTGTAAGAATAATCCCCAGTAGCAATGCGATTTCAGCCACTTTCTTTCCCTCCTTTCTATACTTTAATTATACGCTGTTAATTTACTCACGTCAAGTAATTTGATGGGCTTTTTTCATTATTTTTCTAATAAAAAATGCCTATTCATGCCAAACAGAATAGGCTGTGTTCTGCTCTATTTTTCATTTTCAAACGGGAACGCTCAATGTTTTTCTGCACTGTTCCTTTTTTAATGTCCAGCAGCTGGGCGATCTCTTCAAAAGACATGTTTTGCACAGTGTGCATGATGAAAATGTCTTTCTCTCTTTCAGTAAGGACAGAAAGAGCATCAGCAATTCTTTCTTTGTCCCAATCGCTTACCTCTCCTTCTGGCTCCTGATTGATCGCATATTCTTCTGGCATTGCATCAATGATACGAGGATCAGCAAGAATCGTTCTTTGGTAAACATCCCTTCTGTCAGCCCCCCGGCGTGCTCCTGGTTGTCTACCGTTCTGAAGCCATTCGAGAGTGAATTCAATATCGCTGATCATACTGCCAATGATTTTCTTATCATTCTTTTGTTCCGCTGTCATTTCATTTTCTGGTGTTTCCGAGAATGTCCGGTACATCTTTCTCGCTTCTTTTAACGTTCTTTTGTATTCAATGATTAAATCCTGCATGTTTATCCTCCTCTTATTTACGCTTAAAAGCGCCGCCTTTGCCTCTTCTTAGCGTTTGTCTGTCTTGACCCATCATTTGCCGCCAAAACCGTTCAGAACGCTCCTGTGCGTTTTTATTGGGCTTTTTCTTTTCTTGTTTCATGTCATCCCTCCGCTCAAATAAAAAACGGACACCAAACAAACAGCGCTAATGCTGTAAGTTCAGTGTCCGCAGGCTTTCCGTCTTGGACTTTTTTAAAAATCACTTGACATGTCCGGTCTGTGTAGGCTATCATCGAAATACAAGTCGGACATCGAACGTCGAACATGAAACTTCGAATGTGCTTACACTTGAATATTTAATATTTAGGAGGTATTTGTAAATGAGTAAATACACTTTATCTGAAATTATGACAACTAGCGAGCTAGCCCAAAAATTAGATTATAATCAAGCATATGTTTTGAGATTAGTCAAAGAAAAACTAACAGAAGGGGTAGAGTACCGATCTGCTGGAAGAAGAAACTATTTATTTACCCCCGATGCATTAACAAAACTCCAAGAAGTCTTAAATCAAACTAATTGAATAAAGAGAGGGATTTTTCTCTCTTTTTCTTAATTTCTCACCTAAAAGGTTGACGTATAAGCTACACCCCTAACGCTGGTCCAGTTCAAATTACGGTAGACCATTATCAGTAAACTTCAATCGTCATTTCATTCCCCGTTCTTATTCAGGCTGATATCCCATTGAAAGAAGTCTTACTTCCATTGGTTAATTGATCGAGCACTTCTTTAGCGGATATTTATATCTAATTCGTTGTGACCACATTCAGGGCAGCTGTATTCGATCATGCTGTCATCCCCCTATTCCCAGCCGACTGCGATTGCAAAGAATAAAACCAAAACCATCGCCCCAATGAGCCAACCGTTTGTCTTATCACGCTTTGCAATGATTGTTTCATCACCGATCATTTTCAGATCGTCTGACTTTGCCACCAGCACCGGTATGTAATCTGGATGCACTTTTAGAAGTTCCGCCGCCTGCTCAACTGTCATCGCTTCGTCTTTCGTGGCTTTGACTGCCCTCTGCAGCTCAACTTGTAAAGGGATCATTATGCATCCTCCTCCATGTCATAAACCTCAACCGGTGGCATTTCGCCAAGCCTGCTGAACGTGTGCTTTCTTTGCTCCATGAGACATTTATCAAAAACAGCCGTACTGTGCTTATTGATGATTTTGATTAAATCCTTACCAACGCTCTCGAAAAATTTCAACGTGTCCTCTTTGTCGATTGTCATCTGATAGATTTTAGAGGTCATCGGAATTTTAAGAACCTGTAGTCCGGTTGTTACCTCTGATACGTTAATATGATCAAACGACGGAATAGCGCAGAAACGATATTTTCCAACTTGAATCTCATGGCCAACCGCCGGCTTCCATTTGCTATCCTCTGGCTTACGTGTATTACTAAAGGCTAAATAGAACTTCTTCACTTTTTTGTCTACTGTAATTTTCATTCCGCATCACCTTCCAATGCCAAATTGGCTGTAGTAATTGCAAATTGAAAGTTGCAAGCGTTGATATCATTGTTAGTCGAAGGCTTGAGAGCAGCGATTTTTTCTAATGCTTGTTTGAAACCGTCACTCTCTTTAGTGATCCGCTGAATGTCCTTTTGAGCCTGCCGGAACTGATGAACCGTTACTTCCTGCTGACGCTTGTTTTCCTCGATGATTTCCTGCTGCTTAACAGACAGTTCAGACCGATCAATCAGAAAATCAATATGCTCCTTAGCCATCCAGTATTGATCTGTCGGCTTAGCATTTTCATAGCCTTTTAGTTTTGAAATACGGGCTTTAATTTCCTGCAATTTGATATCCATTCCGTTCCTCCCCCGCAGAGGAAAGCCCCTGCTATTAGAATTTGTGGCCGATCCTATAATCTAAACGAGACAGACCGCCCTTAATTGTTTGAATGATTGTTTCTCCGTGTTCCGGGGCTTCAAGGACATGTGCAGTGCCCTCGTTCCCATCTAAAATCAGAATCTGTATTTTGCCCGGCTTAATTGCCTGTTCAATTGTTGTATCTTTGCTTAAATTAATTTCTTGTGGTTTGTTCACCTAGCGCGCCCCCTGTGCATGTGCTATGATAGAAGTACCAGTTCATATCAGAGCATCGGGGCATACGCTTCGGTGCTTTTTTTGTGTTTAATAATGGTCCGTTTTCCATCCAGCCATTGTGAATGTTGGCGATGGTTTCAATTCCTCCCGGTAAACGATCGGATGCTTTTTCACGTATTCGGCCAGCTGTTCCGGCGTCATCTTCCATTCTTCAACCGGTCCTGGCAGGTAAGGATTGATGCTTTGCTGTTCCATGGTATCTACCTCCTGAATTGATTTTGGGTATTTCTGTGCCGCCGAGCTTCTTGCAATCAGAACCCATTCGGCTGGCGCATGCCTTAAACTGAGAGCAACGTGTCATACAGGCCATGAGCTTATCTTCTTCCTGCACCCACAACGGCCGATCGTCTGCGATTACCACGTTTAACAGTGGACTTTCCCGCCTTTCTTTTGAGTTTTTTCAGCTCGTCCAGCTCGATGAAGCCGAGTGACTTATCCAGAGCCAGCACCTTGAGTGGCGTATCGTAAAGCCGCTCATACAACTTGCGCTTAATGGCGAATTCCTTTGTTTCCACTCCCTTGATGTCAATGATCTCGATGCTGCCGTCAAGATTATGAACCTCAAAGTCTGCAATATATTCAATCTTCCGAAAAGTTTTTCCGTTCTTTTTGAATGCCTCTTGCAGTAGGAACCGTGGCTGCAGCTTAAAGTCTTTGATTTGCTTGCTCACCTTAAGCCATTTCAGCTGCTCATAGTATTTGGCTTCGGCCCAGCTATCGAACGTGATGCCGTCCACCTGTGTTTTTCTTGCGCCGTACTTATTTGCTGGCATGCGATGCCTCCAACAGCTCAGGATTCTCGTAAATGTTGCTGATGACTTCAAAGTTGTTTGTAAAATCTAATGGAGCAAAAATACTTACTTCTCGTCCTTTTTGATGTTTTTTAGTTTCGTAAGTAAACCAAGCACCCTTAAAGTCGACTACGCCTAATTGTGAAAATCCTTCGATTATGTCAAAGTCAATAATGCCGCCACCACTATCGTGATTTGGAACATGTTCATCCTCTTCCCATACACGAAGAATATCTCCCTCATAAATCTCCCGGGCGTTCTTGTCCTTCAATCCGGTGTATTGTCTTAACCAAACATCACCATACCCGCTTGATTCTAAAGAGAAATGACACCAGTCGCCTATTTCCCCATCAAAATCTCCCACGACTGTTTTGCTATTAAAATTGATATTGTGCGGAATAAACTTTTCTTTTGTTGGCTTATAGATACCTTGAAACTTAATTTCCCTCATTCTCCTTACCTCCCGTCAATCTGTTCCCAATGCTGAATCTGCTTTTTCTTGTATGGCGCCGTGAGTATGATGGCCGACAGCAGGATCACCGCTTTAAGCACTGCGCATCAGCTCCATTTGTCTGATCTTTTCCTCAAGCACCCGGATAGCCGGTGTGAGGTCCTTGCCGCCCTTTTGTTCAGCAGGTCCGAACAAATACATTCCTTTGGATCCTTTAACGTTCGTTTTCTCGTTCAATCCCAATCACCCAATCTATGATTTAATTCCATCCGATTGCCCTGAATGATCACGGTGTAGTATTTGCACATCTGGTGAATCCGGGAGCCCAGCGCCTCGTCAACGTCCAGCAGTTCGTCCGTTGTGAGCTCAGAAGAGATCAGCAGAGGCTTATGGTTGAGGTAGCGATAATTCACAACTGACTGGATCTGTTCGACTTGCCATTCAGTGGCCCGGGGTTTCCCGCTTACTGGCTTGAATAAGTCATCTATAAACAACACATCAACCTTCCGCATGGCATCCAGCTTTGTTTCCAGCTGGTCAAAGTCGTTTTTGAGATCACTCATGCCCTCAACGTAAGGAAAGTACAGGCAGTGTGTAGATTTCTTCTTAATGAGGTTGTTCATGATGGCCGTTAACAGATGGGTTTTGCCGCTGCCCGGCTGTCCCAGCAGAGCAATGCTATTGGCGCGCTCTCCCCTGATCTTTTCAAAGTCTTTGAAGTATTCGACCGCACATTCATAGGCATCTTTGATCATTTGAGGCTTGCCGTTTGTAATGAAATTCCTAAATAAAAGCATTTCAAATTCCTCCGTAATGCCGCTGGCTGCCATGAGCCGCGCTATTTTTTTCCGTTTCACACATTCACATTGCTTGGAATAGGTGTCCTTCCATTCCCGGGCTTTATCCGGCGCACAAACCTTTCCTGAAAGAAATTCATCTTCCGGCACCATGCTCTCAGGCACTAATAGATCCAGCTGTTTCTCTAAATTCCATTTTGTATCCTTGTGAACCCGATAAATCACAACGCCGCGATCCTTGCACTCGGGGCACTCATACTCAACCTTTTCTTCTGAGTCGGCCTGTTCTGTTTCCCAGGAACGCGATTTTGCTTGAAGACCCTTCATCATTGCTTGGAACGCTGTGTCTATGCTGACTGCTTTGTTTATTGCCATACTGTTGTTTCTCCTTTCTCTTTTGGCTTAATGGGTTGGATAGGATCGCCTCAATGTAGTTCAGGCCAACATTGCTGCCTTTATTTCTGAAAGCCAGTTTCATTGCTTCCATGACCTTCTCTTCGCCGTAATCATCCACCATGTAGCCGATTCTTTGCGCCTCAATGGTGCCGATAGAACGAGCGACCTTATTTTCAAATAGCTCAAAAGCGTTTTTCATTTTTGGATCAACTCCCTGCGTTTCTTGTTGTACTGGCGCAGGATCCGGAACAGCCTTTTCTGATGGTTCCTGCTCGCATACAGGCGTTTCAAATGAGATCAGCCTGTATTGCCCTGCTTTTCTCCCCTGCGGCTTATATTCAATTCTTTTAAGATCAATCAGCATCTTTCGGTGTTTAATCAACGTATTTTCGGAAATCTCGATCTTTGCTTGCAAAGTGGTATTGGACGTGGTAAACCACTCCCGCCACCCTGCCTTGTTGTTGATGTGTAAAAGATGAAACCATAATGCTTGAGTTGTAGCAGACAACGGATTCGTTTCTAACCAATTCATGAAGCCGTTCATTTCTTTCAGGTAGTTCATGGCTCACCTACTTCCTTTCACACAGTGCTGTCATTCCGCTGATGCGGACTAAACGTAAACCAGGTTCATTTGTTCTGAGATAGCCTTCGACATAAGCACGGAACAACTGCGCGCGATTGGGTGCCCCTTCTGCCAGCCATTTATAACAGAAGGGGATACTAACCTTAATCAAATGGGAGGTCATCGTCGCTGATGTCTACAGGCTTGCCATCAAAAGGATCAGCATCCTGCGCACTTGGTTTTTCCTCTGATACTTCTGCGTCAATGATTTCTGGCTCAGACATTTCGTCTGTGATGTCAATGCGCTCTCGTGCCTCATCGTCCTCAATGACAGCTTTCTGCATTTCCACTGACAAGATGCCCCATTTGCTCAGAATCGCTTTCAAAACAGTTTTTAATGCCATTGCATCCCAATCGTTTTTCCAGCCGAAATCCGACTTACTAAACTTCTTTTTATGTTTTTCAACTTGCGCCTTTGTCCAATACACTGTTTTACGGAAACCGTTTAATAGCTCAAAGTAAGCTGCGTAACCAATAACCACATCTGATTCCCGTTTTTCAAAATCAATTTCTATTTCCTCAGTTAATGGGTTCCACTTTTGCAATTCTCCTTCATGGACCGGTATGCAATTGATGAATTTATACTGGCCCGTACGTAAAGCCAACTGAATGTACCCTTTGTAACCAAGCTGAAATTGTGCACGGCCGCCATACGGAACGATCCAGGCATAACCCAAGTTTTTATCCACTGGCAGATCAAGCGTAGCCGCCACCATAGCCGATGAAATTACGCTCATAGGCTCTGCCTTTTGGAGCATTTTTTCACCGTTGTAAAGGCTCAGAATTGATGCTGTGAATTGAGAAGCCCTTTTCCCTAGAACTTCTTCGAAACGATTCATGACTGCCGGAGAAGAAAGCAGACCTTTCATTGTTGTCCCTTGCTGTTGTGCTGGAGCACTGTTTTGTTTCTTCTGGATATTGCTTTTTAGCGATTGATTTGTAGCCATATTCAGCTAACCTCCTTGATTCCAAAGCGTCTAAATTGGACTTCTTTAGTGACTTTCTCGTATACATCCGGAAACTGCTCTTTTAGTTTCTTAGAGTCGATCCGATTAGTTGAAACTGACTTCCAACTAGTTTGATAGTTTCCGATGAATCCGTACTCTGCTTCCTTCATTTCGTGCTTAATCTGGTTTTCTAACTCCTTCGCTTGCAATTGGAGTTCGTTGATCTGATCTTTAAGCTGCAAATATTGCTGAATGCGTGTTTTATTCGCTGAAGTGAGATCCACGACTTTACCGCCCTCTGCCTCGGCATAACGTTGCTTGAGATATTCTTCTGCTGCACTCGAACCATCAAGCACAGGAGCCTGTCCGCCCAATACATTTTCATTCCAAAATTCAATCTCAGCTTGAAAGATCATCGCAATGGGCTCATCATCACGCTCAATCTCTTTCCAAATGAATTTGTTGCCGCCGATTAGGACAGCGAAGTACGCTTTTTTATATTCAGGCCCCAGCACTCCTAGATAGTGTTGAACCTGAACAATATAGCTGTCAGGAATCTCATCATCTTCCCATTCTTTCAGGTTGTAAGCTGACGTGGTTTTACACTCCAAAATGGCTTTTTCACCAACTATCATTCGGTCAACATTCGCCAATATAAAATCGTGCTTGGGATGCCTGAGCATCGCTTTTCTCCGCCTAACTTTTTTGCCGCTACGAATCTCAAACTCTTTTGCAACAACGTCTTCAAGAAGCGAGCCAAAGTATGCTGCTTCACTGCCTGATTCACTTACAGGTACCTGACCTGTTTTGTCTAACCACAATTCAAATGGTGTTTGCCATTTGTTTATGCCTAAAATAACGGAAGCATCTGAACCGCCTATGCCCTTCCGTCGCTCAAGAAGCCATTCGTCCCGACTCATGTCCGCTGTCGAAGCGAAAACCTCTGCTTGCATCAGAGCAGCCCCACCTTTCTTTTGTACGCTTCGGCTCCAAGCCGCTGCCATTCCCGGTAATGGTCCATTGAAGGGAAACTAAACTGCGCTTTACCGTTTTTGGCGAATACAATAGAACCTCCAACCTGTCTTAAACGTTGCTGATCCTCTGCACGTTCACTGAATGCCACTTTAACTGCTTTAGCCATGTATAAAACCTCCATTGATTTTCATGGGGCATTTTGGTATAATTAGTTAACCAATCAATTTAACAAGTCATACCTAATCCACTTTGCCGAGTGGATTTTTTATTGCCCATTTTTAAATTTGAAACCAAGCTGCTCCCTGAGATAGCGTTCAAGGTTCTCTCTCAAGATCACCGCGCCGCAATCGATTACATAATCATCAACTGGTGTTACTTCATCCCCGAAAAAATCCTTTGGTGTTTCTGGCTCAGTCAGCTTATCGTGCCAGTTGTTTAGAATCATTGGATTTTCGATCATTCATATTCTCCTTTCTGTAATTCGCTGTGCGTTCATCCCAAATCAAGTGCAGTTCGCTATGATTTCGGATTCTTTCACACCATGCTCTGACCTCCAACGCTGTTGCAGGTTTGTGGACAAAGTGAACCATCATCCCAAACACCTACTTATCACTGCCAAGTTGATGCCACGCTGTTGCATTTTCATAGCTGTTTCATATAAACGTCCTTTATTAGCCAGTCGGCTGATATCCTCTGTAAGAACTTTGATACTTCCAGCAAGACTGATCGCCTCTTCATAATCACCATCACGTAATGCCTCCGAAAGCATGATAGAGAGCTCTTCCGCTGATTCGATTTTTCTTTTTGCCGCATCTACATCTGACTTCAAAAACTGATTAGTTTTCATGCAAAAACCGCCTTCCTTTCTTCTTGTTTTGACATAGCTACCTGATCCATCAACGCTTTACGGGTCCACCTATCGGCCAGCTCTTGCATATTCAGTCCGTGGTTCCGAACTAATGAGTAGATCAGTGTTTTATTCGCCGGGATTAGATCAAATATTTGTTTAATATCTCCCATCGGTAGATCGTTTGAACGGCCTGGTCGATCACTTGCTAACCATCGTGCCAACTGCTTAGTAGCCTGCAATGCTTCTTCAAGCTGATGAATCATATTTATTACTGCAGCGCTTGCGCTTTCATTTAATGCGGGATCAATCGGCGCAACCGCTGTCGGATGTAACTTAAACAAGTAATGTACGAGATCAATGTGTTCGTAGGCTTCGCAGGCTTCAAACCACTTAATGCACAACTCAGGTGTTAGTCTGCTAAAACCGTTTTCAACATCTGAGACATAACGCTGATCTTTTCCACCGATTAGAATTCCGATTTGATATTGTGCAAGACCTGCTGCCTTGCGGGCTTTGCGCATGATCTGCGGTAAATTCCGCAAATTGTATGGGTTGTTCTCCATATGTTTGCCTCCTGATATATAAGTTATTTATTGGTAAAATTTAATTAATGAAGGGATGGGGGTTGTCCCTTTGCCATAAATGGCTATTTCAATCTCCCCAAAATTGTGGAGATTAGTACCTCACTCCTCAAAGTTGTGGAGTGAAGCGCGATTAAGCCGATTGAGACGACATGAATTTATTCACAAAATAAATCTGACCTTTTCCGGTTACCTTTGGTGTGCGTGTGGTCCTGATTGAACCGTCAAGGTTGCTTACAGTTCTCTTCTTGATTTCGAACAGGCCCATTTCCATACTGCGTTGAGTCGGGAGATTAAATGACTCACCTTTTTTGCGAATTAGATAGCCATTGTCGCGCAGCCATTGAAATAATTTATTCGGACCAATATCTACACCGTTTTGCTGGATGATTTTCGCTAATTCACCAACAAGCACAGAGGACTCGGACGATTCAACCGCCTCAGCGAAAATCACTTTCGGTTTCATAGTTTCAATTTGCTTGCTTTGCTCTTTCATAGTGTGAAGAGTAGTTTTGAAAAGCAGCTTTATATGTTCATCAGCTTGCGGCAAGTATGTTTGGATGAATAACTCGTCATTTGCAACGTAGCCGCCTGTTTTTCTGATTTCCGGGATGACTTCATGAGTGATCCATCTTTTGAATTGTTTAGCCTCTGGTTTGTTACTAGTTAAAATAAGTGAATACAAACCAGCTTCATTGACAACGGTTGTTTTCTGATTACGGCTTAATGAATCGGTGAGGTAAACTTTACTTACCTCGTCTTCGTCGAGCCGAGACACCGCTACTTTGTGATTTGAATGATTTAGTACATTACAGACATCTTTTGCGACAAACCAAGGTTGTCCATCCTTTACAACTGTCCGAACCTGCTGATCTTGATAATTGAATATTTTTTGTAATTCGTTCATTCATGAACCTCCTTAGAAAGAGTAATTATCTGAATTCACACAACGAAACGAACGGACGACCTAATTATTACTCAACGAACTTTTTCGTTCTGCAACAGTTACCTATTCAGGCTGTTGCCTCCTTGTGAAAATACTTTGTGTTTTCTTCAATCCAACGGGTGTTTCGTTCGATCCATTTGAAAAGTAATTGTGTCGGTATTTTCTTTCCAAACTCATCGTTAACCGGAAAATCAGGCCGAGCCATCAATTCTGACATTTTAGTTTGACCGCACCGAAGAACTTTCATAGCTTCTTCCCTTGTAAGAACATGAGGGAGTTCATTCAGTGAGCCAAGACGTTCCACAAGCATTTCAGTTGCTCTGTCTGCAATCTTTGCAGCAATCTGATCTATGAATTGTTCGTCGTACTGCATAGTGAACATATCTTTAACCTCCTACGCTGTGTTTGTGGTTTGAGTTTCTTGGACTTTCAAATTTAAAAAAAGTTCGTTTATATCACGTCCAAGCTTTTCAGATAATTTAAATGCAATAGGCAATGTCGGATTCGATACTCCGTTCTCCCAGTTGCTTATTGTTGTCTTTTTGCAATTTAAAATTAAGGCCAATTCATCCTGGGTATAGCCCTTTGCCTTTCTAGCTAAAATCAAATTTTGGTTTTTCATTATTTCACCACCTAAAATCCAAGTTAGTTGAACTGTTAAGCTTAGTATAAATCCAACTTTCTTGGATGTCAACCTAAAAGTTTGATTTTTTTGGACTTATATTTATTTTACATTATATTGATGTACAATATATTTGAACTTATGCGATAGGTTGTGGTAGAGAATGCTTCCTAAAAGATTAAAACAACGGAGAAAAGTTTTGGGTTTAACTCAAACCCAATTGGCAGAAAAAGTCAACACAAAGAAAACTACAATCTCTAACTATGAGACTGGATACAGCACTCCTTCAAATGAAATGCTTAGTGATTTAGCAGATGCTTTACAAACTACAGCAGATTATTTACTTGGAAGAACAGATAATGATTCAATGACCGATAACACTCCGATTACTCCAGACCTCATAAATGATCCAGATCTGCAAATAGCTTTTAAAGAAGCAGCAGATTTTTCTGAGGAAGCTCGCAGACAAACTATTGACTTTATCAACTATCTAAAAGAGAAAGAAAAAGCAAAAGGACGTAAAACTTCCAATTCATCTGATGGGTAAACAGAAGCAAAAAATAATTACATAACAAACACATTAGTCTTTATCTTTTTATTATTGTTTTGTTTAGTTTAATTAATGCTGAACACTTCGCCTCAAAATTTGAGGTAGACTATTCAGTTGAAATGATTTCAACCTCAAAAATTGAGGTGATCTTTGAGGTTATATTCTCTTTCAACCGCAAATTTTGAGGTGATCCGCTAAGTGAATTCACCATCTTATCCCCCTTAATTTTATGAATCTATTAACATTTTTGGCAAAATCCTCTTGAAATTTTGCTGAATTTGGTCGATTATTAATAGGTATTCTATTTTATGAACTGGGGGAATTAGGTTGAAAAAGTGGTTCTTATTATTCATGTCTTTAGGACTAGCATTAGCGTTAGCAGCATGTAGCTCGACAGATGATGTCTCTACAGGGAGTAGTGATACAAAAGACAAAAAAACTGAAGAGACTAAAGATGACGGTTCTAAAAAAGTCGATGCAAGCAAACAATCTGCTGAAGCTCTGGGAATGAAAGTTAACCTAGGCGATGTAAAGATCATGAAAGACAAGATAAACGTAGGAATAAACATTGAAAATACTACTGACAAGGTCCTGACTTTCTATCCAGACCAAGGAAATGCAGTTATCGGTAGCATGCAATTATCAGCAAACATGTTCTTGACTGATGGAGAAGTTGGCGGTGAAGTTCAAGGCGGCGTTAAACAAGAAGGAGTTCTTGAGTTTTCAGCTCCTGATGGAAAAGAAATTGATGTTAATAGCGTTAAAGAAATCAAATTGAACTTCGGTGATGTTACAACTGATGACTTCATGAATACTAAAGCAGTAACAATCAAAGTACCAGTTAAGTAAGGAGAATTGAATTGAAATGAAAAGAACAACTGAATTTGTTTTAGGTCTAATTGGTGGAATTTTTGGATTTATTGGAGCCTTTTTGGCGTTAATTGTTGGTGGACTCGATGCCTCTTTTAACTCATCTGGCACAAGCGATATTATCGGTTTAGGTTGGGGTGCTATCTTCCTTTCCATCCTTGGGATTGTTGCTTCTGTAATTGTTAGAAAGAAAGCAAAGCTAGGTGGGATTTTACTCATCATTTCCGGTGTCGGTGGCATAATTTGTATTTCTTTATTCTACTTACTGCCTGCTGTACTTCTTATTATCCCTGGTATCATGGGACTCGTTAGAAAAGACAAATCTCAGACAACAGCAGCGTAACGAAGAGCCCTTCAAAGGGCTTTTCTTTCACACCAAAAACAGAACATACATTCCCGTCAGGTGGTGCTATTATGACAATTCAGTTATCTCATCTAGAAGAAGAAGTAAAGAAGATTTATACAAAATTGAACATGCTTACTCCTGAAGAGGTTGACATGGAACGGATTGCGGCTGCTTTTCAGATTTGGATTCACTATGAAAGAAAAGGCAGCAGCATGTTTTGTATAAATGGTCTTTATAGCATGGTGTTGGATTCAAGGACATCTCGTCAGCAGCAATGGGAGGATTTTGTTCATGAACTCGGCCACGTGATTAAACACTGTGGAAACCAATACAATATGAATCGCATGTTCCGACAGTTGCAAGAATACCAGGCTAATAGCTTTATGTATCATTTCTGTGTGCCAACATTCATGCTTGAAAAAATTTCATTGCCACGCATGCAGTCAGAGGCTATAAAGTTAATAGGTGACACCTTCAACGTAACATATCCTTTTGCTGCAAAACGGCTGGAAATGTACAGAAGGAAACAGTTTTCATTCATGATGTATAAAGAACTCTATAAAACTATTCAATAAAAATGAGGTGAGTAAATTGTACTTTGAGGAATTAGTAAAGGGAAAGAAGTGGCTCGCTGTCGGTGACGGTCCAAGAGATCCGGTCACCGGAAAACGCAAACAAATAGCAAGAAGAGGAAAGACCAAAAAAGAGGCTGAAAAAAGGGTCCTTGAGGCTATTGCCGCTCTTGTAGAAGACGGCATAGATGAGTCTATCGTGAAAAAGATGACATTTGAAAAGCTGGCTGCTGATTGGATTCGTGATTATGCACTTACCACTGGCAACAAGAAAGGCACCATTAGGATTAGAACAAAAGAAATTAAAATTCTCAACCGATATATTGCCAAAACAAATATTGCAAAGATCACAACAAGAAAGTACCAAAAAATATTAAATGATCTTACGGAACAAGGATATGCTCGAAATACAATAAGTGGGGTCCATACTACAGCAGGGCTGATTTTTAAATATGCCATACAACAAAAGCTATTGAAACATAGCCCGACTGAAGGTGCAGTCGTTCCGAAAAAACGTTTAACTGTAGAAGATATCGAAAATAACCCGATTGAAGAAAAGTATTTTGAAAAAGAGGAACTTGAAGAATTCCTTTTAACTGTGAAGGAATTTGGATTAGACATGGATCTTGAAAGATTTTATTTACTCGCTTTTTCCGGAATGCGTTCAGGTGAATTATGTGCCTTAAAATGGACCGATATCAATTTTGAAACCAATGAGATTCGCATAACCAAAACCATATACTCAGAAAATAACAACATGAAAGAGTATGAATTGGTCCCACCTAAAACAGCCGGCTCAGTCCGTACAATCGAAGTAGAAGATCAGATCATGGACATGCTAAAGGAATATCAAATGCGACAGAAAAAAAGAAGGCTTCAGTCACGCATAAAGCCAGAGGAATACCATGATGGAAATTTTGTTTTTGCGAGAGAAAATGGATATCCATTCCTACCTAAAAATATCATTGTGCGTATGGAAAGGTTACTTGAGAAAACATCTATTAAGAAGCATGCAACACCTCATATTTTCAGACACACACATATCAGCATGTTGACCGAAGCTCGGGTAGACATTACAACGATCATGAAAAGAGTTGGTCATGATGATATGAAAACTACAATGAGAATTTACACACACGTTACTGAAAAAATGAAAGAGGATGCTTCGCAAAAAGTCCAGAAGACTTTCGGAAACATCCTCAATATCGGGATTTCATGA